CGACCTTGCCCATGCCCTTGATCCCAGACGAACCATCATCCTATTCGACATACCTCGACGAGGAATGGAGTACCTACAGTACACAGTCCTAGAGATGTTAAAAGACGGTGAAGTCTTCAGTCCCAAATACGACAGCGGAAGTAAAACCTTCTCGCGATGTCATGTCGTTGTCTTTAGCAACGAAGAACCGGACCAACTATCTATGACCCCAGACAGATACAATATAACACGTATTAGTGAAAACACCTTTAATCCTTAAACTATAAACATTGACACGCAGCGCAGCGTTTCAGCTAGCGTTGCCCCTTCGAACATCGTTATGAAATTCTTAGGGCGCGACTCGGCGTCAGCCGACTAAGCCCGTGTCCCCGTGGCGTCGTAGACGCCCTAGGCCGTCCTAGGCTCACGGAAGTAGATAATAGACCGAAGTCTGTATCTAATCGCATCATTCGTAGTTCCAACGCCCTCATCAGGGTTGGAGAACCACGTAACGAAGTAAATCTGATCCTGTGGAACCTGTTGTCCATCATCAAAGTAGAACGAACGTCCTAACTTGATCCAACAACTCAACTCCTTGGTGGAGCCACCGTAGTTGTAATTGGCCGTAAACGACGCGGCAGCGTCACCAGGTGTTAACATGAATTTACCACGCTTCATGACAACAAACTCGTCCGTGTTGATCTGCGCCACACTGTACGTAAGTCCAGTCTTCGCAGCCGAAGCATTTGTATTGAATGCTCGTTCATCAGTGTAATCTCTGAAGAAATCCGGTGTAGTGTCACTCATGACCTGTCCTTGCTTAGGATGGACCACCGCCCAATTAACGTAGCCACGTACAGTTAGCAAGTTCTTGAACGTTAACTCTAACTTTATCCCTGATATGACACACATGTCCCGGCTACGCCGGTTAATCTGACTCGTGCTTGTACCCGGGATATCGATCAACGCTCGCATACTAACGAACTTAGTAGGGATCTGCAGTACGTCACTCGGCACAATTGATTCCCGTGTCTTACTCGTAGAGAAGTTCCTGGCGTTTCCAACCATACGCCTAGCACGACCCTGCCAACGGGTTTTTTTTGAAATCCGACGTCTGTAAACCCGTCGACGCCTCATCATACGACGCATAGGTCGTTTTGAATATCCACGACCCGGCATTCTAACGGTTTTTCTTGCAACGGTTCGTGTAGAATTAGTAGCACCTAACGGTTTGTAATACTTTTGTTTCAAACTACCGGTATAGTAGTAACGATTATACCGTTGACGTAGTTGAGCACCAGCGTTCTTTGCAGTTCTAACGTAGTCAGCTACTTCGTCGTAGTACTTAGCTCCTGCTAACGCACCACCAGCAAACCAACGTATGTTGTTCGGGGTCAAATATTGTGCCATCGTGAAAACTATGGGAAGGTCCAAGGCCCAGTATTACCCTTGGACCTAAACCCCGCCACCCGCCATCCTCACAAATCTTAAAATGCCGTCCAAAGCAAAGCGTTGGTGTTTCACTCTCAACAACCCCTCACAAGGGGAACAAGACCTTGTCGAACAATCACTTACTTCACCCCACGTCAAATATGGCGTCTATGGGAAAGAAACCGGTGAAAGCGGCACCCCCCATCTTCAGGGATACGTCATATTCGTCAGCGAAAAGCGCCTCACTCAAGCGAAGTCCCTTCTTGGCACAGGAAGACTCCATTTGGAAGTTGCGAAAGGAACCCTTCAACAAGCTTCAGACTACTGTAAAAAAGACGGAGACTGGAAAGAATTCGGAAAATTACCCACCAAAAAGACAAAGCAACCCCAATGGGAGTCCCTCGTCAAGTACATCATCGGTCTCCGAGATGCTGAACGTCCTTCCCCCACCGAAGAGGAGCTCTACGTTAAGTACCCCGGACTCATGGGACCTCAGCGTAGCGCAGTCCTTAAGACTGTTGCATCACTCTATCGACCTCCTTCACGAGAAATTGGATTGCCTCGCTACGGATGGCAACGAGACCTGGTCGACACAATCGGAAGAGACCCCGACGACCGAACTATTGAGTTCATCGTAGACCCAGTCGGTAATAATGGTAAGAGCTGGATGTGTAAATATTTAAAAAACAAGTATCCAGACAAAACACAAATCTTACGAATCGGAAAACGTGACGACCTTGCCCATGCCCTTGATCCCAGACGAACCATCATCCTATTCGACATACCTCGACGAGGAATGGAGTACCTACAGTACACAGTCCTAGAGAT